CCTGATGGATGTCGCCGACTTCATTTCGAACGCCTTGGATCAGGATCGCGGCCGGGTGCTGCAGATCCTCAATCCTTGGACAGGCGAAGAAATCGGAATGGCGATGCGCGTTGCCGGTCCCGACAGTGAGACGCAGCGCCGTGCCCGTATCGCGATGATGGACGAGCTCGCCGACGCGGCGCGGCCTGACGGAACCGTAACGGCCGAGGATAGGGAGACGGCTCGCATCAACTGCCTCGCTCGCACGGTCCTCGACTGGGATGTGAAGGAAGAGGGCCGCCCGATCGCGCTGGAGCATCGCAATATCGTCCGCATTCTGCGAGCCAGCGCGGCGATACAGGCACAGCTCGACGCCTTCGCCGGGAACCGCGCCAATTTTGCACCGGGAAAGAACTGATGGATCGGCTTTTCTTCGAAACCAAGGCCAGCAATGCGGATACCGGCGAAATCACCGCCACTGCGTGGGTGTACGACACGCCCGATCGCGTCGGCGATGTCATCGAGAAGGGCGCCTTCGCTGGTGTCAAATTGCCGCTACCGATGCTGTTCGGCCATGACTTGAACGACCCGATCGGCATCTGGAGCGAGGTCATCGAGACTAAGAAGGGGATCGAGATCAAAGGCAAGCTCCTGATCGACACCGTGGCCCGCGCGCGGGAGGTTCTCTCCCTCGTAGTCAGCGGCGCAGTCACCGGAACGTCCGTCGGCTTTCGAAGCAAGAAGTCGATCCCCCTTCCGAAGGGTGGCCGAAAAATCCTTTCGGGAGAGCTGATGGAAATCAGCCTTGTCACCATTCCATGTCATCCCGGCGCACGCGTGACGAGCGCGAAGTCGGCTGTCCAGGCTCTCAGGATCGCTGAAGCCATCAACCGCGCCTCGGCGGCGCTCTCTCAGAAGAGGTAATTATGAAGCACGTATTGAAGCACTCGCTTCTGGCGTCCGCTGCGCTCCTGGTTGCTGGTGGCGAATTTAGCCACCTCGAAACCAAAGGCGAAGAGGACGATCCGGCGAATATTGTCACCAAGGCGCTCGACGATCTGACGAAGAAGGTCGATGACCGTCTCAAGGATATCGAGACGAAGGCGGACACGTCGAAGCTCGAAAACCGCCTGAAGGATCTCGAAACCAAGGCCAACCGGCCGGGCGGCGGCTCCGACAAGAAGGACGATGAAGCCATCGTCGCCGAGAAAAAGGCCTTCGGCACGTATCTACGCCTCGGCAATCAGACGCCCGTCGAAGATCTGAAGGTTCTGCAGGTCTCGACCGATCCGCAGGGCGGCTACCTGGCGCCCGCCGAGATGTCGAGCGAGTTCATCCGCGATCTGGTGCTTGTGTCGCCGGTCCGCAGCGTCGCCAGCGTTCGATCCACCGCTTCCCCTTCTGTGATCTACCCGAAGCGCACCGGCATCACGAACGCCAAGTGGAAGGGCGAACTTCAGGCACAGGAGGGGAGCGAACCGAGCTTCGGTCAGGCTGAAATCGTCGTCAAGGAAATCAACACTTACGTCGATGTGTCGAACCAGCTCCTCGCCGACAGCGGCGGTCAGGCCGAAAGCGAGGTGCGCCTGGCGCTCTCGGATGACTTCGGTCAGAAGGAAGGCGTTGCCTTCGTCAATGGCGACGGTGTCCTGCAGCCGGAAGGCCTGCTGACGAACGGCGATATTGCGTCCGTCTTGAACGGTCACGCAACGAATCTGCAGCCCGACGCCCTCGTCAAGCTGATGTACTCGATGCCTGCCGCCTACCGCAACGCCGGCACATGGGCGATGAACGGGACGACGCTCGGGATCGTGCGCACGATGAAGGATGGCGATGGCCGTTACCTTTGGCAGCCGTCGTTCCAGGCGGGGCAGCCGGAAACGATCCTCGGCCGCCCTGTCATCGAGCTGCCGGATCTTCCGGACCTTGCGGCGAACCAGTTCCCGATCGTGTTCGGCGACTGGAGCGGTTACCGCGTCGTCGATCGCCTCGGCCTTTCGATCCTCGTCAACCCCTACCTTCTTGCCACCAACGGCATTACCCGCATCCACGCGACCCGCCGCGTCGGTGGCGGCGTGCTGCAGGCTGCGAAGTTCAAGAAGCTGAAGATGGCGACCTCGTAAAGTCGCCAAGTTGGCGACTCTACTTCCCTGAGTTCAAGTCGCCAACTCGGCGACTTGATCGGCCCCAATCGGAGAAATCACATGCGTGATATCGTGAATAACATCGGCGTCGTTCAGAGCATCGCGCCTGCAGACATTGCCGCGACTATACAGGGCGCTTCTGTTGACCTGCATGGCTTCGACCGCGTTGCCTTCGTGGTGACGACTGGCGTCCGCACAGCATCGGGCGCGTTCGTTCTTTCCCTCGAAGAGAGCGACGATAACGCGACATTCACCACGGTCGATGCTGACCGGGTTCAGTCGCCGGTTTCGGGGAACCTGCCTGCGGCCAGCGTCGCTAAGGTCGGCTATCGCGGCTACAAGCGCTACGTCCGCCCTGTTCTGACAAAGGGCAGCGGTACCTCGATCTTTGCCAGCATCATCGCCGTTCTCGGCGGCGTAGCAGACCGACCGGTCGCCTGATGCCGTCGCGCGGCGCTCGCATCTGCAGTTGCGGAAAGACCGTCCTCGGCGGAACCGCCTGCACATGCGAGCAGAAGCGCGATCGAGAGCGGAAGGCGCGCTTTGACAAGAAGCGCCCGAATGCTCGGCAACGGGGTTACACCCGCGAGTGGGAGCGGGAGAGCAAAGCGTTTCTCGCTCTCGCTGAAAACCAGCACTGCGCCTGCGGATGCGGGCGAAGGGCAGACATGGTGGACCATATCACCCCTCACAAAGGCGATCAGCGTCTCTTCTGGGATCGGAAGAACTGGCAGCCTATGGCGGCTCGTCCATGCCACGTCTCGAAAAAGCAGCGCCTAGAACGGCAACAGCAAAAGGAATTCTGACATGCCAATTTATTCCACGGCGGGCGCGAAGGTCTTTATCGGCGGCCCCAAGAATAACCAGACGGCGGATTTTGTCGCTGCCGATTTCGAAGACGAGGATTGGGTCGAGATCGGCTCGAAGGAGTCGATCGGCACGTTCGGCGACACCAGCAGCGCCATCAACTTCGACGACATCGGCAAGAGCCGCACGCAGACCCTCAAGGGCACGCGCAACGCCGGCAACATGGAACTGGTCTGCGGCATCGACTACGCCGACGCCGGGCAGATCGCGCTCCTCGCGGCCGAGAAAACCCCGAACGACTATGCCTTCAAGATCGAGTTCAACGACAAGCCCGCGACGGGCGCCAGCCCGAAGAACTCGCAGCGGCTGTTTATCGGCAAGGTCATGAGCGCCGCCGAAGCGCTGGATACCGCGAATAGCGTCATGAAGCTGAACGCGACGATCGCGATCAACTCGAACATCGTCCGCGTCAACGCTTCGGCCACCTAGGATATTAGTCTCATTGTTCTTCTCAGCTTCGCCAAGTTGGCGAAGCTAACCTTCTAAGGATCGCGAAGATGGTAAATCCCCGCATATGCGGCATGTCGTATGAACAAGCCAGCAGGTACGCCGATGGCTTAATCAAGAAGGCTGCGGCTTCCGGTAGCTGGCACGGCATCGTCGATGATCTCGTAGAGCTGAAGCGCATCATGATTGTGCAGCGCGGAGCCAAGGAGACGGCAGAATGATCGCCAGCCTGGACGAAGCCAAAGCGCAACTGAACATCACCGAAAGCACCGATGACGCCCTGATCGAACAGAAGATCAAGGCGGCAGAGGCGCATATCGGGCGGTTGCTCGGCTTCGACCCGGCGACGCAATATCCCGGCGGCGTGCCTGCGGATCTTAAGGAGGCAATCCTGATGCTGACCGCGCATCTCTACGAGAACCGTGAAGCTGTCCTCGTCGGCGTCTCGGCGCAGATGCTGCCGACCGGTGTGCAGGAAATCGTTCGCGAATACCGGATGTGGAGCTTCTGACGTGCGAGATGACGGCGGCCTGTCCCGTTTCCAGCAGCGTATGAGAGCGATCCCGAAAGCAGTTCGGGAAGCTGTCGTTCCGGCGCTTGCTCAGTCGGGCGCCGACCTCAAGACCACGATGCGCATTCTGGCGCCTCGTGATACCGGCGAGCTGCAGGAGAGCATCGCGGTCACCCTGCCGGGCG